ATACCCATTATATACCATATAAGCCTCTATCAAATAGGTATCATTTAGGTATACCTCATCTATAGGCATTATTTAGGGCTATTTCTGGACTAAAATTAGCCCTATTTTTTGGTACTACGTACCCAGCGCATAGCGCTGGTCTTGATTTATCAAGACAAAAAATAGGGCTAATTTTAGTCCAGAAATAGCCCTAAATAATGCCTATAGATGAGGTATACCTAAATGATACCTATTTGATAGAGGCTTATATGGTATATAATGGGTATATTATAATTTTTTACTCTCAATATATAGCTAAGAAAATAATCCGCCTGGTATTTATTTTATAAATTAATAATTTTAATTTATAAAATGAAATAAGTATATGTAAATCATACACAATTTCAAAAATAGGTTGTTTTTTAAATGTGTTTCAAAAAGGTTTGTGTTTGTGTATACCGTTATATTATACCATAGAATCCAGATCTTACAACATCACCATTTTTATCATAAACTATGGTTATTTCGTGTATTATATCTCTATACTTACTCATGTTAGATTTAACATGTTGAACCAAATGTACGGGATAATTATGAGTACTTATAAAATTTATAAAATCATGTAAACTTATACCTAAATACTGAATAAAATAAGTATCATTAAATTTATTCCAAACACATATATCCTTACATGGATATTTGTTTAATAATTCAAATGGAACTTCGTCAAAACCTATTTTTTTAAAATAATCATGGGCATTTTTCTTAACATTTTCACTTCTATCTAATACACACTTTCCTTCCAAAGTTTTTGAATTAGTAGTCCCAATACCAAAAAACGGTAACATCAATTTTCCACCTATACAATAATACTCGTGTGTATCTTTACCTATAACATATTCAGTATCATAAAAATCTACAGATTTTATTATTTTACCATTTATAGGACACATAGGTTTATCGGAATTTATATCATAATTATAAGTGTAAAATTCCCATCTCATTTGAGGAGAATTATACATTTGTTTACAACCCCATACAGTATCTGATTTTATAGATTTTATATTTTGTAAAATTGAAATTCTGTGTTTAGCATTATTAAGACTTTCATATAATAGCCTAGAGGAAGAGAAACATGTATTTGGTAATTTATTTATTCGGTGATAAACATTATATTCAACCTTAGTAGGATTCGATACCCATGATGGCATCAAATCATAAGGATGCAAGTATTTACCATCATATGGGGAAAATAATGTTATATATTTAGTACCTTTCAAAACAGTTAATACACCATGCAAATCATCGTAATGTAAACCAGTATCATGTGTGTTATGAGGTGATGATATCCATAAATTTTTATCTGGATTATTAAATTTTATAGGGTTCATAGAATCGGGTATACATTCCAAAAGTTCACAGTTCATTTTATCTATTCGACTGGAATAACCAGGTAATGTAATTAAATATCTATCAATATTTCCTAAACCAAAAGTATCATTATCACAATCCCATTTATAAAAAAAATCAGGTTTTTTATTTATATTTTCAATAACATCACAATGAATATCCTTATTTTCAGATTCAAACTTATAAGGAATTTCACATTCAAGAGCTTCATTAGACCAATAAGAAACGGCTACAGTATCCTTATCTGTTCTAACCCAATGCCACCATTTAGGGGGTATATATATGGATTCACCCGATTTTAATATAAAAAATCGAGGTCTGGTTAATAAAAGTTCTGGAAATAAATAAAAATTGTCACGCGTTATTTTACTAAAATGAGCATATTCATAACTTTCGTCCAAGTGTCTTTTAAAATTATTTTTTTTATATAACGAATACCGCCGTATTATAAAAATTAATAATAAAAAATTTATAAATTTCATATATTATACATTTTATTATTTAAACAAATATTTTACGTGTTAAAAATTTTTAATCCCCATTTATATTATAAAAATGAAAAGTCCCAGGTCCAGGCTAAACCCAGCGTGGAAATGGATAAGAAGAAATGTTATGTCAATGACATACAGGACAGAGAAAGTAACAGTTTTACGAGACTGGAAACTTGCCATAATGAATATGTTCCTACAATTGTGTGTTGTATCATGGGTCATATATTCATTATTTGACCAAAAAACATATATTGAAAGCGAAGTACCAACAGGTGTTGTAAGCTCATGGGGTTTAGGTGGCACGGAATATACCAATAAACAGTTAAGTATATACAATGGAGAACAATCTTTTTGTAATAACCTTGGTTCGTACGCATTTAACTATTCCTCAGATTGGTATTACAAAGTACCTATCTGTGTATATTCTGCAGCAGAAGAATTGATTTCAAAGTTACCAACTGGTAACGTCATGTTTTTCACCACACATATCGCACAGACACTCAAACAGAGATATACCACACCAGAAACTGGGTGTCTAAAAGATCCCAATGGTATAAAAGAATATGTAGAAGAAATGGGTCAGTGTATACACTCTATGTCATATAACTTCCTGTCCACGGGTATAGAGGATAGTATTTTTGCCTTCAATCATTATTATGACTCTTCTGTAGAGTCTGGTCCCAAGCCAGTCACGTATATCAGAAAACCAGGTTCAGATGAAAATTTGTATACGTTCGAAGAAGGTAGTTCCATACGTTTAAAAATGTCTGAATGGTTAGATATAGCGGGTATTGATCTCGATAAACCATTAAATGAACAAGTATCTGAAGGTGCGGAGACACAGGTATCAGGGTTTAATGGGGCTGGACAGGATATTGATAATTACCCATACGTAAGAACAAGTGGTGTAAGATTAAATATCAAGATTAAATATCATAATTATGAATTACACGCGGATAAGACAAATATCGGTAAAAAGGATATATATGCCATAGTTAACGTTGAACCAAAATTGGGGTGGTTTTCGAAAGGTAATGAAATATACTACGAACAGTTACCAAACGTCACAATGTTTGATATAAACAACCCTGTTAATTTAACAACGGGTCAACCAAATGGTATATATACAGACTTCTACAGGTACGGTGTTTTAATTGATATCCAGCAAAGTGGTTTAGTGGGTGAAGTCAATTACGTATTTGTTTTACTCCAATTAACATCAGGTTTGGTTCTTTTGGGCGTCGCTTCATCAGTTGTCGGGTTTGTTGCTAAATACTTGATGAAAGAAAAGTCACCGATATACAAAAGTATTATACAAGAAGAGTTTGACGTTGCTAAGGAAGCTGCACAGTATGCTGCTCAAGCATGTGTTGCATCAAAAGTATTCAAAGAGGCCGATGAAAGTGGGGAAGGTGATTTGGACTTCGAAGAACTCAGAAAACTTGTTAAGGATTGTTTCTCCAAAACATATTTGAGTAAATCTGATTCGGATAGTATAAACAGTGATGAAAGTAAGGAGACATTCACAGAAAATGATATAACAGCAATGACATTCTATCTCATGAGAGCTGCCGACGAAAAACTAGATGAAAGAATATTAACAAAAAGTGAAAAAACTATGAAGGAATTAAAAGATTCCAAAATCTCATTGCACCAATGGCAGGAATTGTGTGTAGCAGGTGTTTTGGAACGTAAAAAAATGCAATCTATCATTAATTTAAACCCATTTGTACAAGGTGTTAAAACAAAAATTTAAGACAAAAGTAAAATTTAATTTTATTAAAATATATAACTATATCATAATATGAGTCAAAGTTCAAAAGCTAGTTCTTATTCAAATACAAACATTAACAACGAATCACCAATATCAAATACAATTCAAAATAGAGAACTTTCAAAATTATTAAGAAATGATTCTCGTTTTAGACCGATTTTAAACAGAATATTAAGACAGGAAAGAATACGAGCGTCACAATTAGTCGCAGTGTTACGTTCTCTTCCATGGATGAATCCCAGTACACTATTTACAAATAACAGATCTAGATCAAGATTAATATATGCGAGTATTCGCCGTAATAACGTTCAGAATGTAGTAAGAGTTTGGTCTAGACCTGGTCATAACAGACTAGTAAATATAACACCATCGTTAAGACGAGCTGCCAGAGAATATTTATTATTTAATTCAAATATATCTCGATCTAGGGAGTTAATAAGATCTGCAGTACACGCCATGGAACGAACAGAAACATCTTTTAATTCTCCATTTAGACCAGGGTCGAGACGAAGAAGAATAAATTCAGAAAGTAGTAGTAATAATAACAGTAACAATTTTACAAATCAATCTTCACAAAATTCGTCTGAAAATAAAATGAACATAAACCAATGGAGAAAATCAATTAGATAATAATATATAAATACATTTTAATAATATCATGGTATATTTTCATTTTTATATACAATGCGCAAATCGTATATAAAAACGTTTTTAATTTTATAATTTTCTCGGAGTAATATTTGGTAATTTACGTTTTCGTCCCGGGTATATAATATTTTTTTCTACTGATTGTAAAAGACTCTTTCTATTTTCAAGTTTACGTCGTTGTTTCTGTATCTGTATAAGTTCCGTTCGGAGTTGACCTTCACGTTCCCTCAATTTATTTAAGTCGTTAATAATTTTACTTATTTGATTTTCTATAGTATTTATCTTTTTAGTTCTAGGTGTTTTATTACCATTAACCATTCTTCTTATCATATTCCGATATTTTTTTTATATTTACAATTACCTTCTACCAATACGTGCTGGAGTTGACGTTCGATTAAAAGCAGATGTAGGGGATGGTATAATTTCGTGTGAATCGTGATCCATGGTATTTGTTTGTGGTATATGAGTATCTCGGGGTTGTAAAGATATACCACTCATAGACGGTGAATGTGTATTAAAAAGTAAAGATTCAATCATACCACGTGGCTGAATAAGGGCGGGTCTAGAAACTCGTTCAAAACGCGATACATTCGCACGTAAAAGTTCGCGTTTTTGTTCAACTATTTCGTGGCGTAAAGCCTCGTTATCTTCCAACAAAGAATAATATTCGTTTGTTAAATCGAGTAAATAACTATCACGTGCGACATCATTACCCATTAAATACAGTTTCTTAAGACTTTCGCATATCTCTAAATATACACCCTCGGGTAAACATTCTTTATTTTCATCTATAAGAGACATCGTTTTTCGTATAGGATTGTTTGATGTCATTATTTATATTATATATTATTATTAAAACTTATTTCTTTTTACTCGTTTTTTGTTTTATTGTATCGAATATAGTTTTTACAACGTGTATAGAAAAAATGTATTTTGTAAATGTTATAATACCACGGTTTATACGTTCCTTCGAATAAATCTTACGTATATCCTTCAAATTATTACATAGTTTAAGATAATCACCCTCGGGTATTTTTTCCTTATTATCATCTATTATAGATAAAACGCGTCTAAGACGGTGTTCAATCATATATTAATACAAACATTTTTAAAAGTTATTAGTTGTTTTCTTCATCTTCACACATATCTGCCCAAGATGTTGTATTATTATTTTTATCTGATTCGGTCACTACCGTATTAGTATTACTCGAAGCCTCATCTTCTTCAATAGCAAGACGTAGTCGTTCTTCCAAACTCATCTCAGCAATGGGTGCACCTTTAAACTTTGCATCGGGCATATCGGGATCCAAAACATCGCCGTGTGAAATACATAGTGAACATGGGTCCTTTGGTATCTCACCGGGTGCATGATTATGCTTTGGAGGAGGGTCCTTTTTATTTTTAACAACTGGTCGTTTTTTACGAACGATAGGTTTTGGAATAACTTTACCACCGTCATTATTCGTTTCTATATTCTCCGAAGATTGAGGCTCAATACATGGTGGACATACAGTATCTGTATCTATAGATGATTTTTCATTAGATATGTTGGCATGTTGTTTGCATGTATTACACCCATCGATACAATATTTCTTACACTGATTACCCTTCTTCGTCATAAACGTACACTGAACTCGAGGTTCAATATTTTTAGGTTTAGGTTTACTACTCATTGATTCTATTTTATCCGTTAGAATTTTATTTGATTCAGTGAGTATTTCAACCTTTTCGGTTAACTGTTCAATTATTAGTGACATACTCGTCATTTTATCATTGTTACTAGAAATAACTTTATTAGTATCTCGAACGAGACTAAGTAAAATATTTTCAATAGATTCAGACATTTTTATTCCTTAATTATTATTTGGTTTTTATTTTTAAATAGTTTGACTTAGGTTTTTATTTATTAGTAGTATATATATTTTTTGATTACATGGTAACTGATGACCTTACTGGTTGTTTTACGGCTATTCTCCTACCACCAGTTGTTCTCCCACCACTAGTTGGTGGTGGTGGTGGACGCGGTGGTGGCGGTGCAGTGTCATCTGTTTTATTGGGTGCATCCCAAGCAGTATCTACACAATCAGTTGATTCTGAAATCTCTGTCGGTTTCACAAGTTTGAAAAATAATGATCGATATTCACAAATGGTTTTTTCATCACTTCTAATAATTGATTTATTAGAAAAATCACCCATTTTAAATTTTAAATTAGTTTTATCGTAATACAAATACCAACCTTCATAATCATCGTTATCCAAACCAATTAAAAAGTTATCTTTATTATTTGAACCCTTATAAATTATAAACTCGTGATTTCCAGTCTTTTCTGTACCCAATACGGTACTATCCAATTCAAGTTCGTTTGTAGTCGTGTTAATTTTTAAATATTTAACGGCCTTATCAGTGTTATATATAGCTTGATTTTTAAATCTAATTATATTAGTACTACCACCCGATGGAATTAATCTAACGTAATTATCAACGTCATTCCTATTATTACTATTGTAAATTTCTTCAATAACATCTTTTTGTACAGAATCCGAAAAAAGGTGAAAATAATTAACACCGTAATCGACTACAATATCCGATTCCCCTTCGAATGTACCTGGTTTATACGTATAACTCAAAGGTGTTGTTGAATCCAAAGTCGCAGAAAGATCGCTCGTTTGTATATTCCACGCTTCAAACCCATCGCCTATATCTGGTGTTAACTTAATTTCGGTATCAGAACCGTTAATCGTATAGTATAAATCAACTATGTTATCACCAATGGCACTAAACGATCCATCACCCGTAAAAGTAACCTTATTATCAACTGAATACGACGTAAAAGCTGCCATTTGATCATCTTTAGATACCTCTTTTGTCATTTTAACTGCATAAGAACTGTTTTCGTCAGGTTTAACTGACCATTTTGCAATGATTTTATCTATACTTTCAAAACCACCTTTATTGTCCCATACAATCGAAACATTCACGTTTTTACTAAGTTCATCATAATCGTAGTTTCCATTACTATATTCCCTTATAGCATACCCAGACGTACTCGTTCCATTATCACTCTTATCAGGGTTGAGTGTTCTTTTAATACCCTGAACATTTATAACTGGTCCACCACCACCTGGTATTGGTGTACCACTCGAGGGTGAAGATGAAGACGAAGGTGATAATTCATCATACCTTTTATATACTATATAAAGTGTTACAATCAGTGTTATAATAAGAAGTCCGTAAAAGACATATTTATTAGTACTACTCATCTTATATAGTATACATTTACATTTTTAAATTTTAATTAATTACATCCATAATTATTATTTAGTGAACCACCACTCGAAACCTATTCTTGTATCCCATTATCACAAGTAAAACTGTTTCCATGCGAGTCCTTTACATTATCAGGAACTATTTCTTCACGTCTTTCATAATTATCAGATGTATCTGTAATTTTCGTGTATTTTTGACAACGCCAACTATATTTCATATCATTTGGTGCATAAATTTCACACTCGCCGTTGGGTATACGATTTGCCGAAGTGACCGAAAACGCATCAGACGTGAATGTTGGTGGTACACCGTCGCCTTCAACCAGTATGAAATCTATAGATTCCTTTTCACAAAACGATAATTCACTCGCCTTCTTTAAACAAACTTGAGCGTTATATTTAGCACCACCGCTATTATCATTAGTGTACTTAACTTTTCTCAAACACATAAACCGGTCTGGATTATCCGAGTCCTGGAAACGAATGTATTTGACGGTAGTATTATCGGATTCATAAACAGGAACAATATTGAATATATACGAATCGTCTATATTATCGGTAACTCCGATATAAGGATTGTTCGTTGCATCATTTATAGAGGCATCGTCATAAAAGCCGGCAAAGTCTCCTCTTGGACTTATTTCTAAATTTATACCGGGTGTCAGTCCAGCAACACCAACACCTTTCTTAACTGTTTCATCTTCTTTAGATACATAAGCAAGTTTAATTTTGCTTTTTTGAACAGTTCCATTAGTATCAACAACGGGTATAAACCGAATATACCCATATGGATTAACTGATCGTTTACTGTAGTAGTCATCGATTACATTTGAAATTAATAATATCGATATATCATCCTTAAAAAGTTTAGAATATATTTTATAATTAGTATGAGTTTGACCTCGTCCTAACGAAATATCACTTTTATTAGGTACGTAATTATACGTTTTAGGTTCAACCATATCTAACGTTGCCGAAAGATCACCAATATTTATAGTCCACGGTGTATAATTAACTGAATCCACATCTGGTGTTAATTGTTGATCTGTAACGGTAGACGTAGTATAATATAAGTGAACTATATTATCACCAACCGCACTGAATTCTGATTCACCAGTTAATAAGTCTGTATTACCCGTAAATGATATAGTATTACCTCGCGAATAATTTTTAAAAGTCTCTTGATCATTCGATCTTGTAATAGTTTTGGTCATTCTTGTAACGTAATCAGTTTCTCCGTCACCCTTAACCTGCCACACCGCTTTTAACGCCGTCACACTATCAAAACCACCTTGGTTATCCCATTTAAGGGTTATAACAACGTTTTTGGTAAGTTCGATATAATCAAAATTACCAGTTCCGTTACTATATTCCCTTATAACATACCCCGACGTTGATGGACTCGTCCCGTTATCACTCTTATCGGGATTGAGTGTTCGTTCGATACCCTGAACATCTATAGTTGGACCACTTGGTGCAGGTGCTGGGGATGAGGCTGGTGAAGAATCCCCTTTTTTATATACCATATAAAGTGTTACAATCAGTGCTGCTATGAGAACTAAAACAAAAATTAGCATACCACTCATTTTATATTGTATATTTATATTTTATTTATCTAAACCTTAACATTGTGTAGATTCGTATCGTCTGTCAGTTTTAGTTGTTTCGTTATTGTGGCCTACAATATTCCGCCGCTGCTGTCCGTCTGTCAATTATTGTTGAATCAATTACTGTTCGATCGGTGTCAGACATAGGTGCCATGAATATATCCATGCTATTATATGTACACGAATCTGTCATATCTTCTATTTTCATCATTTTAAATTTATCATTTGATGTACTAGCTCCCGTATCAGGTGGTCTTTTAAAAACCAAAAAGTGATCTTCACCGTCTATATTTTGTTTAAATCTATAATGATCAGACTTAGAACCCACAATTATTTCAAAAATGTCATTGTTATTATTAGTGATTCCGTTCATAAGCCATTTATTAGAATCTGTATACACGTATCCCGATACTTTGTCACCGTTATGTTTATATAAAATAAATTTTACTCTATTATTAGCACCGTCAACAGGTACCATGGAAACCGTGTGAGAATTGTTGGTGGTCTCCCATTGTGTCCACTGATCTTCAAGTTTTATAGCGGCATTATACCCACCAACCGGCCACATTTGGTATTGTTTTGTGAACATATCCTTTTCAATTTCCATACCCCCACGAGATGGTTTCCATGTATACGTCGTCGGGTTTACCATACCAATGGTTCCCGAAAGGTCGGTTATACCTATAGTCCATGCCTCAAAAGTGCTTGGATCCGTTTGCGTAGGTGTTAACTCTACTTCATCTGTTGTACCTGCAAGAACGTAGTATAAGCGGATTATATTAGTACCGACCGCACTAAACGAACCATCGGCTGTTAACGTCAGTTCATTATTCGTAAAATTGGTAAAATATTTAGTAACGGTGTCATCATTATTATCATCACTTTTTGTAAATTCCTTTTTCATGGGTACACTTGTAGTATTATGGTGCCACTGAGCTATTATCTTTTCAACGTTCTCGAAACCACCCTTATTTTTCCATTGTAAAGTCATACTTACGTTTTTACTAAGTTTATTTAAATCGTAATCGTCCGTTGAACCGTTATCATATTCTCTTATAGAATACCCCGACGTTGATGGACTCGTCCCATCATCCTTTTTATCGGGGTTGAGTGTTCGCTCGATACCCTGAACATCTATGGTTGGACCACCACCACCTGATGAAGGTGCTGGTGAAGGTGCTGGTGAAGAATCCCCCTTTTTATATACCATATAAAGTGTTACAATCAGTGCTGCTATGAGAACTAAAACAAAAATTAGCATGCCACTCATTTTATATTGTATATTTATATTTTAATTACCTGAATTAGTATGAGTAATAAATAACTGGTCAACCGAATCCTTTTGAAGCTTATAATCGGAACCAGTCGGAGAAGATTTGTCTATAGTCCACGTCAAAACGTTACCAATGTGAGTAAATGACCCATCTTAATTCTGAGATGATGCCAAGGTATCCGTACACATGTTTGTAGTGTATGTATCTTCTTCAGTCACTATTATATCCATGGATTGATATTCCTTTTCATTCATATCATTTATATTCTTAAACATCAACTTTCCATCAGTTTCACTATAAACCAAAAATTTACCTTCATTGTCTGTACCAGATGGTTTAAATCGTTTACTTTTATCGAACGAACCTTCGAGCATTTCGAATGTAATTACATTCGAACTTAACTTATCAACTAAACCAATAGTACCATTATCATCAACGGTTCCAAATAAAGAATCTTGAAGTTTAATACTAAACTTGGAATTTGAATCTTTGTTAGGTACAATATAAAATTTTCTATCACCGCCGACTTCGATGTTAACACCAAAAAGGTTTTCTATAACCACATTGAACATATCACCTTTGTCACACATATACATAAAATACCCCTTACCCGTAAAATCTGCTGAAGTTTTTGTTTCACCACCCGTCGTATCGTACGTATATACTTCGGAATCTGCTAATTTAAGTGATCGATCGAGATCTTCCTTCTTTATTACATTTTTTTTCATATCACTCGACGTTAATTGTACTTCTATACCTAACTCGTTTTTATAGTATAAGTGGACTTCATTTTCACCCGTAATATCGTACGTATTATCCTTACCATAAAACACAATTTGTAATCCCGTTTTATTTTTTTTGAATAGATTTGGATAATCACTCTTCTTATAAATGAGCTCTTTCTTCTTTTCACCATCAACAAATCGACGTGCTATTATTTCTTCGAATTTACCAAATGCATTATCATCGTTTTGCCACTGTATACCAACGTCTATATTTTTAGAAAGTTGAGTATAATCATCTTTTGCATCGCCACCACTACCACCTTGTCTTTCTGCTGGATGTACTTCTTTTATTAAAAAATTAATCTCTATTTTTGGAATAATAATTGGGTTTGTAAAAAAGTAATAACCTCCACCTACTAAAAAAGTGAGCATACAACAAATTATTATCAAACCGATCATAATTTTATTATAACCTTTTATTTTATTTTAACTACTTTGAAGTATTCGACGCCCATCTAAGTATATTATATCCATCATATATTTTTTCAAACATGTTTACCATTCATTTCACGTTAAAAATGTTTGAATTTTTATAAAAATTATTTAAGACAGATTATTATACTTTTCCAATTTCAAACTTTTCCGAATCCCCTATACTACTTTCTTTACACTTAATTTGGTTCTGATTATCTTTACAATATTTCCAATTGAGCCCACCATCTGCCGCCGGTCCTTTTCCTCCATTTCCCATAAGTGAATATGTACCATCACTATTATTAATAATTTTAAACTTTTGCCAATCCCTTATCATAGTGTTTGAACATTGAATATAATTGGCTAAATCTGTACAATATCTTCCACTATCAGAATTTTTAAACGAATATGTACCATCACTATTCTTATTAAAAATAAAATTTGAACTTTCATCAAATCCATTAGCATTATTAGTAGTATTACAATAAACTTTATTATATCTATCAGCCCTACAATATTTTCCTTTATTACCCCCTTTAATATAAACTTTTTCACCTGTGGGAATTTCTGTAATTGATGGAGGAGGTGGAGGAGGTGGAGGAGGAGGAGCAGTGGAAGGAGGAGTGGAAGAAGTGGGAGAAGAAACTAATTCACCAGTGTCTACATCATAAAATTCAAACTTTTCCAAATCCCCAATAGTATCACTAGTACATTTATAATTATTACCGTCATTGTTACCAGAACAATATCCTCGGCCACTTGTTATTGGTTTTATTGAATATGTACCATCGACATTACTGATTATTTTAAACTTTGAATCATCTGTGATGGTTGCATCAGTACAAAAAATATTGTTAACGAAATCTTTACAGTATGAACCCCGTTTAAAAGAATATGTACCATCGCCATTATTGAATAATTCAAACTGTTTCCTCCAGCTCTCTATGTAATTACATTTAAATTTGTTACTGTCCAAAGCACACCAATCTTTCCACCCTTTTATATAAACTTTATTCGGAAGTCCTAGTCCTGATTCAGAAACAATTTTATCAGAGGTCTGTTCATATATGTCCCAGTCTAAATAACTATTGTGTGGGTGTGGACCCTTAATATTACTAGCTGTCTGCCCATGGGGAATTGGTTTAGTTGAAAACGTGTAACAATTATTTCTGTTATCCGGTTCTTGAGTATGATAATTAAAAGATTCACACCGAGGGTTTGTTTCACACTCGTATTTACATTTATCGAGCGTTGCATTTTCAAATTTTTCTAAAAGAGTACTAGCCCATGTCCCCACATTTGTAGTCCCTTCAAACTTCGTTCCCTCATATTTTTTCCATGCAGTGTCGGGCGAGGCGTCGGCGTCGATCGCTGGAGGAGCAGGTGGAGGAGGAGGTGGATCGGGACGGATCCATATCTTACTTTCTAATTCAGTATTTGTTGTGTTATCTTCTATAGGACGAACCTTGGCTAAAGCACAAGAAGTTTCCACATCTCCAGATTCTTCTGTAAATTCTAAAGATTTACACTCGTCCTCCTTCTCACATAGAGATTTACATTGTTCGAGTGTTAATCCTTTTTGAATCGTGGCACCCTTCAATGAGACAGCTAAGCCCGTCTTGTAGTTAACATTCACCCAATTATTTTCCATTACAGACGCATCGAAATAACCTTCACCCGTCGTGTTCCCCGTCCACTCAAACCAGTTCTCACTAACAGTATCGTCTAGTGGGATAGGAGTTTTGGGTATAGTATAAGTATACGTGACATTTTCTGGAGAATTACCGGAGCCTCTATTCTCCGATTCTTCAATCATTATTTTTGAATTTTCTAATATTTTCCAACCTGGTGCATACCTAGGTTTATAATACGATATTTCGATTTTTTCGATTTTATTATTTTTTTTAAAAATGGTAAATACCCTATCATCAAATTCCACACCATCGTTGGCATTTACAGATTTCTTAATCCATTGTGCGAAGCTGTTATCCTCCTTAAACATGTTATCCAAATCCTTTCCTGGTTGTTTATCTATTTTTATATATATGTCATCATTGTTATTTTGACTGGTCAGTAAAACACCATCAACTTTTATCCATTGAATTTCTAGACCGTAATTACTGTAAGTTGTCATCCCTTTGTGAGAAAGCTTATTCATAATAAAGGCGTACTCGTAGAGTTTATACGTGTTTACAGTTGCTTCAGTAAGTTGTTGAAAAGTCAAATCGTTGCGTTCTTTCTTATCAAGAAATTCTCTACCCACAGTTAATTTGGTTTGGTCAAATTTAATGTTCTTTTCTATAAGTAAATTATCAGTTTTTTTTTCATCGTAATAAAGTTTTACAGTTAAACCATCACTTGGGTAACTAGTAAACGTATACCCACCCAAGATTTGTACCTGATTATTTGTAAAATTTCTAAACAAGTCTGGTCTACTGTCTTTCGTAATTTCCATATCGTCTGTAATCTTATCGTCACCATTCATAAAACTAATAATCCATTTATTCACTATACCTTCAATAGATCCCTTATTTTTCCATTTAAAAGTAATATCACCTGTATCATATTCTTCCTTCTTACACATGTTTTTGTATAGTATATATACTATCAAAAGTATACATAATATGATAAACAATTCACCACGTGTTATCATTTTATATATAATAAGATAATTTATTTACATACACTCTCCTGAAAATAAAAATAAAAGTATATTATAAAATGAATACCAGACCAGTAACAACTGTTATTCTCGAAGCACTTATTATAGGTATAATGTTACAATTGATTTTTATGGGAGTAACGAGATTTGTATATAAAGGTACGGGTGTTTTGATACTCTCGGGTGCGTTAATACATTTACTTTTTGAATATTCGCCTTTAGGTAATATGAATGAAAAATGGTGTAAAATTATATTTAAATAAAATTTAATCTAAAAACAAGTTCATTTCTTCTAAAAGAGAATCTTTATCTCGAATTGTTTCAAATAAATCGTCGTTCAAATCTTTCAATTTATATTCAATCTCTTTATTATACTCATCAAGGTATGCTTTGTAAAATTCTCTTTCATTGCCTACATTGTGTCCCTTATCCAAAAGATTACCAATGGTATATCTCGATAAACGAATACCAATATCACTCGCGCGTTTTTTAACGGCCATAGTTCTAACATTTGCTGTAATTCTTTGTCTCGGTTTAGTATTACGAATAAGTCTTTGTATTTGATCAATACGAATATCCAATCTTCGAATTTCAGCCTCGTCACCATGACGCGAAGCCATTTGAAGTCTTCTCATGTCTCTAATGAACCCTTGATCGTTAAAAATTTCTCTCGGGACTTGTATTTCTGGTAATAACATGGTAACCATATCGTCCAACTCATCAGCATCGGCCATGAGAACATCATCACCATCGTCACGGTTACCACCTTGATTCGAAGGTGCGTCTGCATCGGCATTTTGTAATTCTTGGTCGGCATTTTCATAATATCTATATCTATTTCCCCGTTCCGTTCGTATTGGTGAAAATGGTACAGGTATTCCCCTTGTATCATCAGTCATGATATTTCGTAATATAAATTCCTCATCTTCATCGGTTTCTGAATCGTTATTTGAATCAGTACGAGATATAGACTCGTGTACTTTTTTAATTGAATTACACATTTCAAGATAATTTCCTTCCGGTATTACCATTGAATTCAAATCAATCAAACGCATTAAATTGGTAAGTTCTTCCATTTTTAATAACTTATTTTTTATAAGTTATTATTTGTACTTAGGTTTATTTTATTTTATTTTATGTGAGTGGAGGAACACCATCTATACTAACGTCGTAAAAAATATCTACCATATCATAAACTGAGTTATTGAAATTGTTAATTCGAATAATTTCATTTTCGTATTCATCGAGTTGTTGTATATATTCTTCTCTTTGACGTAATTTGTGAGAATTCGTTAAATTTAAATAGTCTTTAAAAAAATCATCCTGTGGGTGATACCCTAATGTATTTAAATCCTCTATAGTATTACAAAGTGGTAGTTCTAAAGCACCACAATATGCGTGAATAGCTTCTCGCTTGAAAATGTTAGTTATTCTAATACGAGGTTTTGTAAGATTAATGAGTTTTTTATATTCTTTACGTTTTCTAACGAGAACCATACACCGTTCAAAAATAACATCCATCGGGTTAATACGTAAACTAGATGGTAATGTGCGAGTTCTACGAGTTTGAGTTTCCCCGTTTCTAAATATGTCTCTTAGTGTATTACACATATCTAAATAATCACCTTCGGGTATTTCTTCAGAATGATTGTCTATAAGCGTCATGATTTTATGAAGTGAATTAGTATTAGTAGTAGACATTATTACAATCTATATTTATTTTTTTAATAGCATATTATTAAATTCTTCGAGATAACTTTTATAAAATTCATATTCGTTAGAAACACATGGGTCTTGACATACCAACTGTTTCCAATTAGTAACACCTTTTAAACCAAGTTCTTTACATCTCTTATCTATAGCCCATTGCTTAACAACTTTAGTAACGCGTTTACGAACAGGTGTACTATTATTTTCTTTTTTTAATTTATCATGTTTTTCTTTTTCCAATTCCATACACTTTGATTTATAATACGAAAGTTCATTACAAATTTTTGTATAATGGCCCAAAAATTTATAAAGTTCGGGATGTTTATCTTTGGTAGTAGACATTTATTATTTACTTTTTTTCAATAAAAGTAGTGCTTCAACAGCTTTTCCAATTTCCTTATGTTTTAAACAAAATCCGTTCTTACCAGCTCTGCAATAACAGTTCTCGTAGGGACAGTTTGGTCTCATTTATTTAATTAAATTTTAAAGTAGTATTTTATCCACTTAGGTTTCAGAATCACTCAAAATTTCTCCTTCTTCAATTTCATCGTCAGTTTCTTCATCATCACTATCAATAATATCCTCATCATCATATTCTAATTCATCATCCAAAGTTTTTTCTGATTCTTTAACATCGTCAATATTTTCAGGTAAAATGTTATAAAGTAAAGTCCAATCAATATATTTTTTTAATTCGTAATCATCTATGAGATCATCCATAGAAATTTTATCACACACGTTCCAATCATCTTGGAATACACCTTTCCAATATCCAATATCTTTGTATTCAATTTTTCCGGGAAAGAGTTCAACAGATAAATTTTCACCTTCTCTAAAACCATCTTCTATGAGTTCATCGTTTTTCTGTTCCATGTAAATGTTATACATGTGTTCTAAAACACCTACAGGAGTTCTGTAAAATTGAAGTTTTGGTTCGTGAAAAAAAGTGATGAAATGGGATTCTCCATATGACGTTTCGAGTTTTATCTTAGAAATGCCGATATATGCGAGAAACCTTTTATTATTAGAAGGTATGAGATGTTCCGGGTATCCAAATTCGGCGCGAAGTCCATAAACGTCTGTCGTTTTATCGACTAATTTAGTGCATAAACTATTTAAATGTGTAAGTTGAACGAGTGTGGTAGAGTTTTTTAAAAGTTCGTGTGTAAGATTATTCATTATATATATAACAACATGGTGTTTTTTGTTTAAGTAAGATTAATTGATTGAATGTGTATAATATTTATTTTATTCATCAATATTAGTTTTTTGGCATGGTATAGAGAAGTTCTCCCCAGTTACCAACACTTTTCATTTTAATATTATTTTTATCAATAAAACGTTCACCAGATTCAATGTTTGTGAAATATTTCTGTAAATGTAAAGTCCATAATTCCCTGTCGTCATTTGAAATGTTTCGAGGAATAATTATAACACGCTTAGCGTGAATGTTAACTTCCTTATCACTCGAGTTTAATTTGGATAAAAGTATTTCAAGAAATGGAAGCATGACTTCTTCACATCCTTTATTTTCGTGATAAAATTCAACAGTTCGAATATCATCACGAACTCCCATTTTACTTAAACCAATAAAACCCAGATAATTTTTTTTAGAATCTTCAGATTCCCATGGAAAGTCTTCATTAGGTTTAAGTCCCCAAATTTCCATTTCAAGTTCACGTCCACTCAAAATATTTGAAAAGACATCGTTCATATCTTTAACTTCTTCGAGTTTAGTGTGTTTTTTCAAAAGCTTATAATAAAGAGACATTATAAAATATTTATTTTTTATTTGTTTAATTGATTTTTACATTTCATCTATTCGACTTAGGTCTTCGTTATTCGTTAAAATTTCTTCTGCTAAAATCTGATAAAAAGCCATTTTATATACAAAAAACCCAAAAAGTGTCGCACCCATATTAAAATCAAAGGGTAAATCGCGCGAATTCCATACAGACTCAAATAATGCGAGACACGTTGGTACCAATAACCTTTTATTTAAACCAAACGACTTTTCTATATTATCGACGTACGATGAAAGTGAATCTATATAAACATAAGAAGCAATAGTACCCAAACTCGCGGATATACCATCTATGGGTGTATGAAAAATAAAATGATACGTCGAAACTGCGGCACCGTATCTCAAAGTTGATTTTTTTATTTTGGATTTTATATTTTCATACTCGGTTATACCATCTTTTCGTTTTTTGGGACATGATATTCTAAGTGTTTTACTACCGGGGTTTATTATATTTAACATTAATTAATATACATTACAATTTATTCGTTAAGTATCTAATGTGTGATATCGATATTAATATTTTCATCGTTAAAATATTTTCTTTTAAAATCACGTTCTTTATTTAAAAACTCTTCACATCTGTTAACTGATTCGTATATACGAACTTGTATTTCAGTTAATCTATCTTCGTGTGTAAAATTATCTTGTTTTCTAGACATTTTTCTCCATTTTTCGCCGAAAAGGTTTATGTATTTCAAATTACGTCTTTCGTATTCTAGTTCATTTAACATTGTTCTGTATAAAACCAATGAATACGAATCATATTCTTCACGTTCAAAATCGTCGTAACAAAACTCATCATATGCCAATGTTTTCATACGTTGATAAAGTTGGTTCCCCCCATTTTCTTTTCCATTTTCTGGCCAACATATCGAGTCTTTCTTTTGAGAATCGTGTATTTCGTAATTGTTTTTCCGGGGCTCCTGGACACATAAGGTTTTCGTATTCATATTTTTGAGATTTTTCCCATATAATCCTTTGGACGTCTTCACAGAGTTCATTTGTCGCTTGACAGAAAGCGATTTTATAGTCGTACGTGTGTAAGGCAATGTAGTCTTCCATTTCATTTTTATATATTTTTTATACTTATCTTTTAAACTTAGGTCTATATTGAACAAACGTTTTATCGTATATGTTATATTCTAATACGATAACTTCACCAGCATCATTCATTGAAACAATTTCACTATATTTACTACACTCTGTATCTATATAAGGTGTCTTTTCTACATTAACATTAGAATCAAAAGATGTATACGAATACGACTTTTTTAATTCTTGTGGATTTGGCGATAATAAACGACATACACTAGCATAGAAGGTATACATTATTGCTGTTATTTATATTTATTTTTTTATATACTAAATACAAGATGGTTTCACTCCAGGACTTACCAAAAAAGGTTCAGTATATAATTGTGGATTCAAAATATGTAAATGGTTCGAATAATACGTTTAGTATTGATCTTACACTCGAATCAAATTTACACTTGGAAGATATGACGCAAGTGTGCGGTCTAAAACCAGTAGATTTTTACGTGACACAAATTGGACAGTCAAACCCGAACTCTGATACTCACGTGAGTAGTGTGGCAAAGTACATTGATATAACATGTGAAGATATACCTAAACGTGCTCAAATACTTGATGAACGTAACGGACAAATTTTAGCACGCGTACCACTCGAAAGACATTTTAATCATGGTGCACATACTATATTAAGGGATAAGCAGTGGAAAGCATTCCCAAGACAAACAAACTTATTTAACCCGATATCTATACAAAAACTTCATTTTAAGTTATATGAATTTCAAGAAGATACGGATTATGTTACATTACAACCGGATGCAGAATGGTACATGGTTCTCGAAGTTACAACTATAGATGTTAAGGAAAAACCTGTAAATAGAGAGGTTCAAATTCTTGAAGCTTTACATAAACTTATCGGGAAGATAGATGATCTTAACATAAACGTTAAAA